GTTTATTCAAGACAGTTTAGTTAAAACAAAAGTATTAATAAATGATAATCAGAAATGTATACATAGATTTTATTTTGATACTTTCGTTGATTCTAAAAATCCACGCATAGAAGTTGTTATTACCGAGTTGACTAAAGAACAATCAAAAATGAACCTTTATGAAATATTAAAGGAAGTTGTAGAGGTAGGTGATTAGATGGCAGAGGATAAGAAAGAAAAAATATATTATTGGCTCCGGCTTGATAGAAACTTCTTTAAGCGTCACGATATCCGGATAATTGAAAATATGGAGAACGGTAAAGACTACGTACTGTTTTATATGAAACTACTTCTTGAAAGTATAGATCATGTTGGATATTTAAGATTTAACGAATTAATACCTTATGACGATTCGATGCTATCAACAGTTACTAATACTAATATTGACATTGTAAGAAGTGCGGTTAAGCTTTTCCGACATTTAGATTTAATAGAGGTTTTAGACGACGAAACCATTTATATGACGGAAATAAATAAAATGTTAGGTGAAGCAAAGTCCACCGACAGGGTACACAGATTTCGTGATAAACAAAAACAGTTAGCTATTGAAACGGTACGAAACGTTACAGAAACGGAAATTGAAACGAAGATAGAGTTAGAGAAAGAGATAGAGATAGATATAAAGAAAAAGAATAGTCACTTCGTTCCACCTTCCCTAGAAGAAGTAAAAGTTTATTGTGCTGAAAGACATAATCAAGTAGATGCAAGTAAGTTTATAGACTTTTACACTTCTAAAGGCTGGATGGTAGGTAAAAACAAAATGAAAGAATGGAAAGCTTGTGTTCGTACATGGGAAAAAAGCGAAATAAAAGGTAAACCACAGGATAAGCCAAAGACCACTAATAAATTTAATCAGTATCCACAGAGGGCATATACATCAGAGGATTATGCATCACTAGAAAAGAAATTATTAAATAAAGGATTATAGGAGGGATTATGAAAATTGGGCTTATAGACGTAGATGGACATAATTTTCCTAATCTACCTTTAATGAAATTATCAACATGGCACAGGCAACAAGGTGATCAAGTTGAAATGTATGATCCAATGTTTAGCGGTCATATGGATAAAATTTATATGTCAAAGGTATTCACCCTTACGCCAGATTACGAATATTGCTTAGATGCTGACGAAATTGTGAAAAGTGGTACAGGGTATTTTTATCCAGACGGTGGCTGTCCATTGCCGCATGAAATAGAGCATATTTATCCAGACTATAGTCTCTATGGGATAACAGATACAGCATATGGATTTATGACAAGAGGATGCCCAAGAGGTTGTGATTTCTGCATCGTGGGTAAAAAGGAAGGATTAAAAAGTCATAAGGTAGCCGACTTACCAGAATTTTGGAAAGGGCAAAAATACATTGAATTACTCGATCCTAATCTACTCGCCTGCAAGGAGCACAGGGAATTATTGCAACAATTGATAGATAGTAAGGCTACGGTCAATATCAATCAAGGAGTCGACTGCAGACTACTCACAGAGGATAATATAAACCAATTTAAACAGATCAAGTTATCAAAAATACATTTTGCATGGGACAACATATCAGACGGAAGCAAGGTATTACCAAAACTAACACTGTACAAGAAAATGACAGATTGCGACATGAGAAAAACTATTGTATATGTCTTAACTAATTTCAACAGCACTTTTGAGGGAGACTTAGAAAGAGTCTATAAAATCCGCGAGGTTGGCATGGCGCCGTACATAATGATCTATGATAAGCAATCCGCACCGCAGAACGTAAAAAAACTGTCAAGATGGGTAAATAACCGGTTTATATGGTTTGCCGATCTAAATGCAAAGTTTGAAGATTACAAATAAATTAAGGAGGGGCTTAGATGATAATTAACTGTATTACAGCCGAGCAAATCTTACTAAAGCGAAATATCAAGGCGAACGAGTGTAAACCTCTGATATGTGAGTATAAACCTTACTGTGACAAACCGGAAGATATGACTTGCGGAGAATATATCGTTTCAAAAATTGAACGGAGGATTAATGAATGAATACATACACCTTATACAAAGACAACAAATTAGTCAAAAGAAACATAAAGATAGACGAACTCACCAAAATAACAGGAATACATAAAAGCAACGTAACAAGAGAAATCGCCACAGATTACAAAGGATTTTATTTTACATTAGACGAAAGAGAATCATCCGAAATTTTAGAAAATATTCCTTCAGAGATAGTCAGAGAATGGAACAATATGAGAAAGGCAGCGGACTTATTACGAAATGGAGGACACATTGTAACCAAGCGGAAGAAAGGAAAAATCATTCGGTATGTGGTGGGGAAGAAATGAAATGTAATATGGACTGCTTTCACTGTTATTTTCCAGATTGTATCAATGACGATTTATCTGAAGAAGAATATCAATCAGACGAAGTAGAAAAATTCATTATGGATAAGCCACTCACCAGAATAGAAAAACAGAGAATTTATAACAGAAATCACATAAGGCAGAAAAGGTCAGAAAATACAAACCATGCCAGAGACTATTATATAAGGCACAGAGAACATGAGATACAGCGTAATACTCAATGGAAAAAAGATAATAAAGAATATGTCAACGCTTATCAGCGAGAAAGGTACGAGAAAAACAAAGAAGAAATGTGCCGTAAACGGAGAGAGTATAGGGCGAGGGTTAAGGAAAGGCAGGCAGGATAATGAATGCTCAAATGTCAATATTTGATTTTTTGACAGAAGCAGAACCGCAAGAAGGACCAGAACTTAAAAAAGGCGTTACCGTATATAAACTTATTCTTGATGTGATTGAAGAAGGAATAGTAGAACGCTTTTGGAAACTTTCAAAAGGTTATGGATATTCAGCTAAAAAACCTAAAGGTTGTTATTTTTCTTTCTGGTCTCCCAATATTGGAGAAACTGTATTCACAAGTAAATTAAGAGCCACAGAAGAATCCGAGAAGTTGAGAAATACATATAAGGTTATTCGCGCAAAAGATATGGAGATAATTAAAGAAAAAAATTATATCGAGGCAGTAGACGACAGCAGACAAAATATAACCGAGACGATAAAGCTACTCAAGGGTAATATGATTTATTTCAAAAGATATCCATGTTATCCATTTCTTGAAATTTACAAAAGTGAAGGGTCGGCAGAGAAACGCTATAAGGAAGCGCTAAAAGAAATTACACAGGCACATGATACTAATAAAACAGGCAGTATTGAAACAGACAGCGTGCCAGCACTAGATATGTATTTAGCCAGTACAGGGTTATGGTCCGATTATCAGTATGCGGAGTTTAACCATCCTACTTTAAGATACTAATAACCAATTAAGATTTGCATAGGAGGGGTAAGTTGAACGGTCAATTATCACTATCGGAGGTTTTCCCAAAGAATATCCCGAGTAAAGTTTTAATGAAAGAGGACAGCCTCGATGGATATATCTTTATCTGCCCAACTTGCAAGACTTACATATGCGGAGGAGATTGCAGGTGTGGGCAAACGATTGATTGGAATCCACCGAGATTGATGTACACAGGAAAATATAAATATTAGGTTTAGCGGTTTATCCGCAGAAGGAGTAATTATGAAAATATTAAAAGTAATTAAAAGAGTTTCACATTTTGACAATAGGGATTTTAAACACATCGGTTGGTTATTTGGCGTAATGGTTAAGAAATTTATTAAAGGCGAATTAACCGAAGCAGAGGATGCTTGGATATTTATAAAAATGCACCTTGAATATGATTCCACAAGAATAGATAAAAACGGCGAGGAGGAACAAAATGTTAATCAGGAGCCAAGATAAGTTACAGCTAATACCTTTAGAAATTGGCTATGTATCAATAAACTATAGCGATAAAAAGAACTTAATATTTTGCGGTACAGTAGGAGAAGAAAATTACACAGCCATCGGAAGATATTCTACCGAAGCCAAGGCAATTAAGGTACTTGATATGATACAAGGTTATCACTCGGAACTAGAAAACAATAGAATAAATTTCCAAGGTTATATGCAACCAACATTCCGGATGCCATCAGATGAAGAAGTGGAAGTATAGCCATGGGAAAACGAAGAGTAGACAACCTACGAAGTCCATCAGAAGTAAGACTATCAAGCGAAACTCATTATTACGGATATGTAAAGAAACCAAGTAAGATTAACCCTATATTTTTAAGGGTGCCAGATTATGGGACAAAGAAAGAGGGGTAAGGATGAGATTAATTGATGCAGATAGATTTAAGAAGCAGCTGTCGGCCATGGCAATAAAAGAAAATCTTAATATTGATAAGGTCAGTGCCATGATAAAACTGATTGACAGCCAGCCGACCGCCTATGATGCGGATAAGGCTATAGAACGGTTAGAAGAATTACAGCAATATTTTATCTACTCCAATACAGATTTAGTTAAATTATCAGAGGTTATTGAAATTGCGAAAGGAGCTGTCAAGGATGAATGATATTGAAAGAGCAATAGAGTTGATAAAAAATATGCTACCCGAAAAAGTAAGCTATGCAAATTTAGTAGGAGCATCTAATTGTTACGGAGATAAATATGTTTACGAAGAACCCGAACCGTATGCGTTAGAGTTGGCAATATCCTCACTTGAAAAGCAATTAAATAACGGATGGATACCAGTATCAACGGGACGGTTGCCAGAGGAACCAACACAAAGAGTAAATGTTACTCTTAAAAACGAAATGGTATTGGAAGTATGGTATATAAACAACGCATTCAAATTCCATGAACCACTAGGCTGCGGAGGGCTAGAGAAAGTAAATGACTATAATCCGGTAATCGCATGGCAACCACTACCAGAACCATATAAGGAGGGAGAGTAGATGGTATTTCATGATTATTGGACTTGCGATGATTGCCAGAGTCCACATTACGGAATGTGCGAACAATGTGGGAAATGTGGTAGAAAATTTGAGGGAACTGAATGCGTGAATATTGAGGATTACCCACCGAGCGAAGAAGATTAATTTATCAATGGTAAGTAACTGCAAATTAGATTTGTCGAATTAAGAAAGGGAAAACAGTATGGACAAAATGAATAATGAACAAGCACTTGAAATTATAAATTCTTGGCACGGGGAGGACGGCGAGAGCGATAAGGCAATTGAATTAGCGGCATTAGCTTTAGAAAAGCAAATACCAGAAAAATTAAACAATGGTCTTTGCCCAACATGTAACACGTACGTAATGAGTTGCTCTGATTGTGGTGATTTGCTGTATATAGAACATTGCAATGAATGCGGTCAAGCACTTGATTGGGATGGATATAAATAAACAATGGTAAGTAACTGTAAATTATATTTAGTGGAGGAAACATTATGGATTATTTATTAGTGCCAGCAACCGATGAAATTAAAGAAGCAATAAATAAGTGTAACGAAGATGCTTGCGATGAAGAATGCACCTGCTATATGAAAGATGATTGTATAAATAACTATCACAGATTAAGCGAAATAACCGATAAAATGCAGAACGCGATAAATGAATATGCTAGATGTGCAAATGTAAAAATAGGAGAATTTTATCCAAACTTAGACCGAATGCAAACAATGGAATATGCAAAAGGAATTATAAGAGAAGTATTAGAAACCCAATAATTAGTAACTGTAAATTAAGATAGGAGGGTATGTATGATTGATACAAATTATGAACTAGAACTATATAGGCTATGCGCCAATAACGAGGGAAGCGATTCTTGTTACGTAGCAGAAATGGGATGGATTTCAGATGATGAATTCTGCATTTGGGTACCTTATATGTGGGTGGATGATTTTATGCAGGAATTTAAAGGAATTTTCGGATATGAAGCTTTTGACGATGGAGGATTTGACGCAAATATGCAATCGGATGGTATATGTATTGATTTATGCAAGGCAGTAGGCGGTTATATGGATATAGAAAAAGTATTTTCTAAAGAAAAATATCAGCATTAATTTGATTTATCAAGAAGGGAGATAGTGGGGGTATATGTTAACACTGCCAATAAAAAAGAAATGGTTCGATATGATTTTAAGTGGAGAAAAGAAAGAAGAATATAGAGAGGCAAATAATTATTATTACAAACGCTTCACGAATTTATTTAATAATTTTGAAGATGACATAAAAGAAGTTTGCTTTCGAAATGGATATTCTTCAAAGTCACCATCGTTTATTGCAAAATGTTCTTTTCGTTTAAAAACTGGAAATCCAGAATGGGGAGCAGAACCGGATAAGCAATATTATGTGCTGAAAATACTCGAGGTTAATTTGATTTATCAAGATGGGAGATAAATCATGAAATTTATAATTTTAATTATTGATGGACATATGTACCGTATAGACCAAGATGGATATGTAACAGATGTAGACACCGAAACGTTGGCAATGTGAGAAGGGAGATAAAGGATATGGAAAGATTAATAAGCCAAAAGGAAGCTACAGAAATTAAAGAAATGAAAGAACGAAATAAACACAGCTGTCCTCATTATGTAGAATATTTGGAAATAAAAATCCATGAAGAATATGAAAAGAGGGATAACGATGGAGCGGTTAACAGTAACAGAAACTAAATTTTTGGCACCTATAGCTGCCAGTAAAGAGCAATTAATAGCCGAGATTAAAAGACACCAGAAATATTATGACAGACTTGCAGAATATGAGGATGCAGAGGATAAAGGGCTATTGATTAAACTTCCAAGCGAAACAGACAAAGGGGATATCACATACATATATGGTGGGTCGGTATGGGTTGTAAGATTAGAGCATATCGGCAACGTTATCAGCAAAAGGAAAGTAACTAAGTTTTACCCTAATTATGAAACCGCAGAGGAAGCATTGAAAGGAAGTGTATCGCAATGAGAAACACAATTGAAATATTAATATTAATATTCTTTTTTGTTGATTGCCTCACCGGAATATCATCATTTTTTAGAATTAAGAAAGTCATAAAAATGGATACTGAAAAGAGAGTTGAGGAACTAAGAAAACATTCGCACCTGGTATACGATGATTACTCAATTGATCTAAAAACTGCAATCGAAATTGTGCGGAAAGGGAGTGTATCAGAATGAAACCAGAGTCAGAAAGATGTAATATGTGTAAGGATGAAGACACTATAAAATGTGAAACGTGCGAATACAATGGGAAACCAAAGGAGGTAGACGATGCCACTATGGATGAATAACGCAATGTGGTTTCTTCTAGGGGGATGGGCAGGAGCAATCATAAGTTTAATCACAATATCATTATGCACGGCAAGCGCAAAATCTAACGCCGAGGACGAAATAGCAGAGAGGCTAAAGGAATTATTAATCGAGGAAGAGCAGAGGATAAAGGGGTGATGATACGTGCCAAATAAAAGAGATTTAAAGCTAGATAAATACGGAATATCGGGGCATAGATACGGAGAACTCAAAAACTACTGTCTACAATATACCGAATGGCGAGATGAATTGAAATATAATACAACTACAGTAGGTAGTAAAGTAATAACGGATATGCCAATATGCCACGGTCCAGGGAATCCAATGGAAAATCTAGTTGAGAGACGGATGGAACTAGAAGAGAAGTGCGCACTAGTTGAACAGAATCTAATTAAGGCTATCGGCGATCTGTATAACGGAGATATGGAAGAATTATATCCAAGGGTATTAAAGTCTATCATTAACGACCATATCAGTTATGCATATCTTGATGATGTGTGCAATATACCATGTGGGTGCAACAAGTATAAGGCGATAAGAAGATATTTCTATTTTCTGTTAAGCAAGAGTAAGAAGTGAGTAAAATAAGATTTAGAATACAAACCGGAAGGAGCTCCTATATGAAATGTTCGAATTGCCGATTTTACGATATGAACGATACGACAAATGCATTTGGAACATGCGAACCACAGGATACAGATTATCATTGCGCACACGAATGTAATCTGTCAAAGAACGAAATTAAAGAGTTAGAATCTCTTACAGAAAAAAACAAACAGATAAGAGAGTGTATTACTAAACTAAAATGTATCAAAGTTAACCCCAATAGTACATACTTTCATGATAATGTATAAGATGCAAGTAACCAAACAAGCTTACAAGGACCTCCTAATATACGGTTATCGCAACGAATAGAAACGATAGCCGATTTCCCCAAAGGGGAATAGAATAACTTTATGGTAAAAAGGCATTCTGACTATTCAATAAATACCATAGCCAGGGTGCTTTTTTGTAATAGTCAAAAGATACACAGAGAGTAACTTATGTTAGGGCATACTCCTAACACTCTCCATAACTATAAACAAGGCATGGCGAAAAGCTGTGCCTGTTTTATTGCAGAAATGGAGAATTTAAAATGAAACACGATAAAAGGTTGCGTAGTATTTGGAGTAACATGAAACAGAGATGCTACAATGAAAAAATGTTTGGATATAAATATTATGGCGGAAGAGGAATAATTATATGCGAAGAGTGGAAAGAGAGTTTTTTAAATTTTGAATCATGGGCGTCAAATAATGGATATTCAAACACATTAACACTAGATAAAATAAACAACGATAAAAATTATTCTCCATCAAACTGCAGATGGGTGTCAATGAAAGAACAATCATTAAACAAAAAAATGTATAAAAATAATACAACGGGTGTTAGGGGTGTTTATATGAGAAGGAATGGTAGATACAGGGCAGAAATAAAAGATTATGGGAAAACAATTGTATTAGGGCTATTTGATGATATAAACGATGCTATGACCGCAAGAAAGCAGGCAGAGTTAAAATATTACGGTAAATTGTTAGGCTAAAATTTAGGCAAGCTGCCAATTAAATTATAAAGACCTACAAGAGCGTAGGCAATCAAGGACGCCTGAGACATGATCTCGTAAGGGTGTCCTTTTAGTATGCAAATAAACACAAAAATAATTTTAATTACCCTATTGACATGTACCGTACTTCGCAGTACAATGTGATTAAGAGTTGAGGAAATCAACCGACAAATCATATGGAGGAAATGAAAATGAAAAAATTTATATTTGAAAATGATTTTAGAAAAATAGTAGTAGAAGCTGAAAACTATCATAATGCAGTAGATATCATCGAGGAAGAATATGATCTGGCGGTGGATATTAATATTGAATACGCTGGTATAGAAAAGTAGCGTCAAATTATGATTTAACCCACCCAAAGGTTTTCGGTCAACCATAAACCGATTAAATTCACAATACCACAAAGGGCGGGGAAAGACAGGAGAACCAAATGCCATCATCTAAACAAGGTCAAGCAAGCATAACGATAAGATGTACAGAGCAAGAGCATAAAGAGATAGAGAAGAAAGCAAGTAGCCACGGATTAAGCATAAGCGAGTATATAAGACTAGTAGCATTAAATGCAAAGATAACAGTAAGAGCAGAACAATAGAATAGGAAGTATAAAGGGATCTCAATGCGAGGTTCCTTTTATTATATAGGTTAGCAAACAACAACGGACGACACAGCAACAAAAGATAGGACTAAAGGCCTATGTACTACCACTTATAATCATGGTATTATGTAAATGTCAGCAGGGCACAACAGCCCCTGAACATTTGGAGGTATAACATGATAGCAACATACACAAACAACACAAACGAATTTCAAATGGTAGCATCACAGGAAACAGTATTATTTACAGGAACATTAACAGAATGTGAAAAAGAATTTAACAAATGCGATGAAGACTGCAATTACAATGGTAAACATTATTATGCAGTAGAAATAGTAGCACCAGGTGAAACGGTTTCATGTGAATATGAAGAGACACAAACAACAGAAGTAAAAAAATTCAATTGGAGTGAGTTACTCGGCGGTGGAATGAATGCGTAAACAATATTGCACACAAAACCACGGAGATTGTGAAAGTTGTAGCCTAGTAAATTATAATAGGGATTGCAGAAATGTACCATTGGGCCGATTAACACCAACAGAGCAGAAAATATACAACCTAGTTATACAGGGCGAAAAGAATAAATTCATAGCGGATCAATTAGAAATTAAGGAACGGACCGTAGAAACACATATGCGGAGTATATTAATAAAAACAAAGTGTAAGAATAGAATACAGTTGATTATAAAGGAACTTCAGAAATGAGGTTCTTTTTATTATATAGTAAGTAGGTGATAAGCAATGAAGGGACTAGCAGTACAAGAAGTACAAGAGCCTACAAAGGCCACAGAGACAATAACAAAGATAGTAGGAAGTAAATACTACACTCATGTATTGCCAAGGCTAGAAGATGTATATAGATGGCTGTGTGAGGGAATGACAGAGTATTCTATTGCTGACGAATTAGGGATATGCCATAACAGTTTGATTGAATATAAGAAAGAATATAGTGAGATTATTGAGGTCTACACACGAGCGCGCACACAGAGAAATTCCCTGGTAATGAATTCTATGTTCTCCAAGGCAAACGGTGTAAAAGAGCCAATAAACAAGGTTAAAGTCCTTAATAATGGGGATATAATAGAGTATACAGAGGAAACCTACATACCACCAGATGTAAACGCTGCCGATCTATACCTACGGAACAATTCAGATGATTACAAGTCCGCAAAGGCTGATACAGGCGGTCTTACATTAATACAGAACAATATACACCTTCCTCAATTACAGGAGCAATTAAAGCAGATAGACGACCAATTAAAGCTACTAGATGCAATAGAGACAACATATATAGAGGCTGAATAGTAACTATTCGATAAACACAAGTTTTGCGAATAGTCCATATATTACCATATATCAAGCAAACCCTTATAAACAGGGCATTGTAGCGATTACATACTATACATTACACACTCGTAACTATTCACATAACACTTTATGCATAGGATAAATGCATAATATACAGTGATATACACATGGAATGCATATATATTAATGTGCCATAACACACCAATACTTTATAAACATACATGCAAATGTATAGAAGTGTTAAAATATAGCCATTAATACAAGATATTATGCAATTGATGTTATAAATATGCAGAAACACTACTAAACAGACAAAATAGAAGAAAATAGATGGGGTAGGCTCCCATTGCCCGGCACCCTTGTAGTACTATACTAGCATCCGACAACCCACAATTTTTTTAAATAAAAGTACTTCAATCCAATTTATCCCAAAAATATAAACAAACATCTGATTCGAAAGGAGATAATATCATGAACGATAATAGCATGAACAAAGAATTTAATGAGGCTTGTAAACCACTGGTAGACTTTCTTTACAAATATGGAACCCCACATTCAACAATAGTAGTTACACAAGCAGATGCACAATTTTCAAACGGGGAATGCGCCACGGTGTTCGAATTAAGAGACTAGGATGTTACTCCATTCCAATTATATACAACAGACGAGGTGTTATACATGAAACCAATAGAAAAAATGACACCAAAAGAAATACTGCTATACAAGAAAAAACTACTCGAACAAAAAGCACAGATACAAGCACAGACAATGCCACTACTAGCAAGAGAAGACTACGCAACTTATGTGGAATATGTCCACCTGTTCGACAAGAAATTCAAGATGGCAAAATTCCAAAGGTATATATGCAACTGCATCGACAAACTAATAAATAACGAGCTTCTAAATGATAAAGGTGTCCCATATGAGGGTATCTGTTTATCACAGCCAGCTCAAACGGGAAAAAGTCGAACTATAACCGAAACATTACCGTCTTATTATTTAGGCAAAAATCCTCACGATCACGTTATAGAAATATCTTATGGTGATGATTTAGCGAACAGATTTGGCAGAAGAAACATTGAAAAGATAAATGAATTTGGCAAACAGCTTTTCGGATTGGAGATTTCTCCAGACAAAAAAGCCGCTGACGAATTTGAGATAGCAAAAACAAAGGGCGGTATGTTAAGTCGTGGTATCGGCGCAGCAATTACCGGTTCCCCTTCAGACTTAACGATTGTAGATGATCCCTATAAAAATCGTCAAGATGCAGACAGCCCGACATATAAACAGTTCGTAATTAATGAATGGCTGAACACTGTAAGGACTAGGGCTTCTGCGAAGTGCAAATACATAATCGTACACACTAGATGGAACGAAGACGATTTAATCGGCTATCTTCTTGATAATGAGCCAGACAAATGGTTCGAAATACGTTTTCCGCTCGAGGCGGAGGAATACGAAGAAATAACCGGAAGGCAGCCCGGGGACGCATTGCTTATAGAAGCAGGGAAAGACAACGCCTGGTTAAAGACCTTTAAACAGTCATTTATCAACGACCCAACAGAAGGTGGAATGAGAGCATGGAACGCACTTATGCAGCAAAGACCTTCTTCCCTTGAAGGAAACATGATAAAGAGAGAATATTGGAAACGATATGCTTTAACTCTTGAAATGCAAAAAGCACACTTCTTCCCCATAAAGGTTCAATCATGGGATTGTGCGTTAAAAGATACAGCGGATCCTGTAGCCGGTCAAGTATGGGGCAAGAATGGGGCAAATTATTATCTTGTCGACCACAAGGGCGGTAGGATGGACATAGTGAAAACCATGGAGGGAATAACCGCATGGAATGATAAATATCCAGATGCCACAGCAAAACTCATAGAAGATAAAGCCAACGGTCCGGCGGCAATAAGAATGTTACAGAATAAAGTTCACGGCTTAATACCAATTAATCCCGGAACGAAAAGCAAGGCAGAGAGAGTAAATGTTATTTTGCCCTTATTTATTGCCGGTAACGTGTGGATACCCGACAAGATAGAAATTTCACCAGGCATTTATGAAACGTGTCAATGGGGAATTGAAATCATAGAACAGTGCGCAGCGTTCAAACCAGATAAGAAAGTCCAAAGAGACGATGAAGTAGATGCACTTAGCCAGGCTTTAAATTGGCTTATGTATATGAAAGCTACACCGACAGTAACAGACCAAACGCGTGATGATTTTGGATTATATAAGAAGCCAGAAAATCCGTTTGAAACTAATATAAGTGAGAGTTTTATTAATTTTGGAATGTAGGAGGAAAAGGAAAATGAGATATAAAAAGAAACCGATTGTAATTGAAGCGGTAAGGCTAGAAAACAATTATGATAGCATCTATGACGCCGTTGAGTTTGTCTTTCATGTTGGCATGGAAACAAGCGTGATTGGAGCTAATGCAACCGTAAGAAACGTGCAAGACGATGGGGGATTTTTAATATCAACACTTGAAGGCAAGATGAAGGCATCTTTCGGTGATTACATTATCAAGGGTGTCAAGGGCGAAATATATCCATGTAAACCAGATATTTTTGAAATGACCTATGAATTAGTGGAGGATTAATATGTTTGAATTAATAATCGGCATCGTCACGGCGGTGCTTTTTCCATACTTATTTTTATGGGCTTATCGCCGTGGTTTAAAGGATGGTTTAGCATTAAAGGATAACAAACCCATCGAACCAATAAAAACCCCTCTAGCGGTCATGAGCGAGCGCACACAGGCAAAAGAAGCTAAAGAAACAGAAAACG